CGCAGGAGATGTAAATATGATTACAAATAAAGATATTATGAGGCCCATTGTAGGCACTTTAGCCCTACAACCCCTAGCCCTTTGGTGGGCTTGGATGATGAACATTAACTATATGGCAAATTTGGGATTTTTTACAGTAGTTTCTACTCTGTATTTGATTCCGATTTACTATTTTTATGAGGAGATTTTTGACGGAGGGAAAACCAATGTCCAATAATATTCCAACATGGATTAAATGGAAACCTGTTCTTGAATGTCAAAAGATGGCATGTGCATGTCAATCGAAAAACAAGACAGGTCTATTGAGAGAACATTGTGAAAACGACAAAGGTTGTGGAAACTTTGTTCGCATGGATTACGGTTGTTGGATTTTAGGAAACGGTTCACCCGCTATCCGAAGATGCAACGAAGATTGTAATTGTCCTTGTCACCAATTGGAGGATGAGGAATAAGACAAATTGGGCATATGGTGTAATGGATAGCATTTTGGCCTTCTAAGCCGAAGATACGGGTTCGATTCCTGTTATGCCCGCCAATTCAAAGGAGATGAAAAATATGTTACTATGGGAAAATTGGAGAACATTGAAAGATATAGCAAATGATGAAGATATAAATGAATTAGTCGAAGAACTAATAGAACTGGTAGTGAGAAGTAAAGGCGAAAATTACGTCATCTCTCTACTAGGTGACTACATTAACTCAATACTTGAGGGATGAAATATGAAAGGAAGAAACAAGAAAAACATTGAACTGATTCATCAGTTTTTGGAAGAAAAGAAAAAGGCAAGTACCAATGAAATTTATGATTGGATGAACGAACATACCCATTGGGGTGTAACTCTACGACAATTGACCAACGTTTTGTGTAAAACTAAGTCAAAGTTTGCAAAGGTTGGTTTGGTTGAAGTAAGAACAGCCTTGAATAATAAGGCTGAAATTACCATTTGGAGAAACGTTTAAAAAGAAGATTTGAGGTGAAAAAACTATGACAACAACAACAACAATAGACGATAAAGCGATTTTGAGCGACATTACTGTTCATATGAAGTATGCACGGTATCTAAACGAGCAAAATAGAAGAGAAACATGGAACGAATTGATTGAGAGAAATAAGCAAATGCATCTCAAAAAGTATGGGAAAATTGAAGGCTATACGGAATTGATTGAAACTGCCTACAAAATGGTGGAAGAAAAGAAAATCCTGCCAAGCATGAGAAGTTTGCAATTTGGTGGAAAGTCCATCGAAGTTGCACCTAACCGAATTTACAACTGTGCATATTTGCCTGTTGATTCTTTGGAGAGTTTTTCTGAATCAATTTTCTTACTTTTGGGAGGAACAGGTGTGGGTTATTCTGTTCAACGACATCACGTTGAACAATTACCAGAAATCCGAAAGCCTAACCCTAACCGAAAGCGAAGGTATTTGATTAGCGATTCTATCGAAGGATGGGCTGATGCAGTTAAGGTATTGATTAAGAGTTATTTTGGTCAAAACGTTTCTACACCAGTCTTTGATTATTCGGACATTCGACCAAAGGGTTCTATTTTGGTAACATCAGGAGGTAAAGCACCTGGACCTGCCCCATTAAGAGAATGTTTGGTAAAGGTAGAAAATATGCTAAAAGGAATGCATGATGGTGATAAACTTACACCACTACAAGCACATGATGTTATGTGTCATTTGGCTGATGCAGTTTTGGCTGGCGGTATTCGACGTGCGGCTCTAATTAGTTTATTCTCGGCTGACGATATGGAAATGATTACTTGTAAGTCTGGCAATTGGTGGGAATTGAATCCACAAAGAGGAAGGGCTAACAATTCAGCAGTATTACTTAGGAACAGAATCACAAAGTCTTTCTTCCTGCAACTGTGGAAAAGAATTCAAGAGTCTGGTTCTGGTGAACCTGGGATTTACTTTAGCAACGATAAAGATTGGGGGACAAATCCATGTTGTGAAATTGCTCTAAGACCTTATCAATTCTGTAATCTTGTAGAGATAAATGCGTCGTCCGTTGAGTCTGAATTAGACTTCCTTCGACGTGTAAAATATGCTACACTAATTGCAACAATGCAAGCAGGATATACAGACTTCCATTACTTAAGAGATATTTGGAAAAAGAATACAGAAAAGGATGCTCTTTTGGGTATCAGTATGACAGGTATTGCTAGTGGAATCTTGGACAATTACAACTTTGAAGAATTGATGGAAGCGTCTAATGATTTAATCCGTGATTGTAATGCTGAATTTGCTGAAGACTTTGGTATCAATCCTGCGGCTAGAACAACTTGCGTTAAACCTGCGGGAACTACTTCTCTAGTTTTGGGAACTTCCTCAGGCATTCACGCATGGCATAATGATTATTACATCCGTCGCATTAGGGTTGGTAAGAATGAAGCCATTTACAATTACTTGCTAAACACATTGCCAGAAATTGTAGAAGATGAAGCATTCCGTCCACATGATACTGCGGTAATATCAATTCCACAAAAGGCTCCTGAAGGTGCAAGTACAAGAACAGAAAATGTTTTCGAGTTCCTAGAACGTGTGCGAAATTATTCAAAACATTGGGTAAAGAATGGACACCGAGATGGCCTCAATACTCACAATGTTTCCGCTACTATTTCTGTTAAAGAAAACGAGTGGGATAGCGTAGGTAATTGGATGTGGAATAATCGAGAATACTACAATGGATTAAGTGTGCTTCCATATGATGGTGGCACTTATACTCAAGCACCATTTGAAGATATTACAGAAGAACAATATTTTGAAATGGTCGCTATGTTAAAGGGATTAGACATGACACAAGTTATTGAACAGGAGGACAATACAGACCTTCAAGGTGAAATTGCGTGTGCAGGTGGTCTATGTGAAATCTAGAAACAAAGAAACTTTTTTCAAGCCCGTCAATACAATTATGGAAGACGGTAATTGGAGAAGCGAAGAACAAATCCAAAAGGCGTGGATTGACCTGCCTCGCCATGATGGATTAAAAAGAAAAATGATAGGAACTGTAAATGAAATACGTTCTTATCTTAGGTTAAACCAAAACTATGAAATGAAAGATGGAAAGGTGAAAGAATGGAGAATGAAAGTTTGAATGAAAATGTTGTGTATCGGGTAACAAGTCTAAAATCTAATGGCTCGGTATGGACAAAGACGTATGAAGATAAGGATAAGTTGGCCGAAGTAATGCCAATCTTGATTGAACAATACCCCCATGTGGTGATTAGCCGTCAAGTGCTAAAGAAACCACATCTGGAATACTTGAGGGGGCTTGGAGATGGAAATTGAATTTAGGATTATCGAGGATGAGAATTTGCCGATTATCTTCATTGATAGCGAAGATTTGCGACCCATAATTACTATCAATGCACATAGTAAAAACCGTGTGTGGCTAAGTATTCATCGCAATACAATACCTGGAATTACACAAAACCTTAAAGCAAAACTTACCGAGATTTGCGACTCATATCTAAAGCAAAGATATTGGATGGAGGGAGAAGAATGAATAAAAGAATATATGAAATAATTAATGAAGTTAAGGTAGTTAATACTTTGAAAGTAATTGATATGGAAGAAGCACAACGATTAGGAATGAAACTAGATACATGGAATGTGTTTATGTTTGCTGAACATGAAGGAGAAACCTATGTGTTCAGTTTCGACCCAACATCTTCTGCTGACATTGACGAAGATGTAACAAATCTACATGAAGAATGGACATGGATGATAAATCGAGGTGAAGAAGAATGAAATATGTTCTATCGAGAAACTCAGGTTACAGAACGGCCACAAGTAATACAACCTTTACCTATACTAGTCCTCATGCTAGAATGCGAGAAGGTAGGAATACCGTCTACAATATCTCACAACCCAATAATAGGGCAGGAACACAAGATGATGGAACGATGGCTACTAAACACGTTTCAAAGATTTTGAATGGAACTCTAAAAGCCTATGGTTGGATTACATTTACAAAGCCCGTTGGAACGCCATCTGTTCCCTCACTAAAGGTAGACTTAGAAATGGGGAGTAGTTATCTACATTTCTTTAGAGTAGGTAACAAAACTTACTGCAATGGTTTTCCTATCAAGTCCTACATGACAGGTCCAATCTTTTTAGGTTGCTTTAGCAAACTAGCGTCATGGAATCAAGATAAAGTGGATGAATTTGTATACAATTCTATGGAATCCGTGCCAGAAGTTTTGGCCTCTATGACCAACAATTTGAAGTTTAATTATATCCTAAATAATAGATGGGAAACTTCTTTGTTAAAGGTCAGTCTGATTAGCCGTAAGGAAGTCGCTATACAATTGTATGAAGGATGTTGGATGCCTATGAAGCAAACCTCATTCAGAAGTTTGTTCAATGCGGGTGCGGGTAGAAATAACAAATATTCTACTATGAGTCCTGAGGAATTGTATTTTAATTGCACGGGTGAACATTTAACGGATGTGCAAATTAAATATATGTATGCATATTTGGACCAAAATACTTCAACAAAATTGGTTACAAAAAGAAGTCTAGAATTATTGGATGGGTTGCCAGAAATGTTCCCTACAAGAATCAAGAAGTTTGACTTTAAAAAAGATGACAGTAGGTATAACACGGTAATGGTTGTAAAGGGTAATCAATTAGATTGGGTTGTATCTGGTAGAGTGAATTATGAAAAGGTATCAACAGGTAGACAAAACGTTTCGAGTCAAGTCGCTGTTGATATTAGAAATTATCGCTTGCAAATTACAAACAATGAGGCTCTTGATGCAGACGGATGGGACTCAGTTAATTCCTATGAAATAGAAAGTTGGGATAATCTAATGTCTAATTGTGTTAATATGGCAACTAACCCTGATTCTAGATACGATTTAGTTCCTAAGGATAACTACTATGGCATGACTACCATCAACTTAAGACGCAATACTGGGGCTATGTATTATTGTAAAGAAAGTGGTCAAGCCTTTCTTACCCTGAGTGGTATTTGTATTGACCAATCGAATGTAGATGTATCTATTGGCGACCAATTTGCGTCAAGGGTTATGGCTTTTCTAAATGACACTGCTAGTTTTGACCGTGTTTCAACAATGAGAAGTTACAAGAAAATGAAACCAAAATATAGAGTTGATTTTGATGCCCTGTCTGAATTGCAAATCCCGTCTTTTAACTAGAGTAAAAGAGGTCTACGTTTGTGGGGAGTGTGGTCTTGTGAATGTATCTAAAATTGTCTCGTTTTCTGAAAATAGAGATATTGATAGAGAATTCATAGACCTCACATTATTGTATAGGGAATGGGATTTACCTCATCTTAATGAGGCGAAGAAGTATATGCGTTCAGCATATGTATATATTCATAGTGGAAGATTTTCAATGGCTGAGATGTCGGCAACGGTAGCACATATTCATATGCGTAATTTGAATAGGCCGACTAATCTTTACAAACATTGTAAATATCTAGGAATAAGAACGACGAAAGTAAAAAGAATGATTAATAGGTTGAAGGACTTTTGGGATGTTGATTGGCACTACAACATCGAAGAAGCCCACAGTCTTTGCGATACCTTAGAAGTAGATTTTGACATAGAAGTTATGCAGAAAGTTGCGGATGAAATGGTTTTAACACCATCATTAATAGCCGCAGTAGTCTACATGACTAATGATATGTCGCATAGGAAGGTCGCAAATCTGTTCAACCTAAGTGCTACTAACGTGCTAAACAAAAAGAAAAAATTGGAGGAAATAATATGAAGAAAATAATGGTAATAGGCGCAGGAGGAATTGGAAGTTTCCTTATTCCCCTGCTTGACCGAGTGAACGAATATCACATTAATGTGTGGGACGATGACATTGTAGAGAAAAAGAACCTGTCATATCAGGATTTTTACGAAGACGATGTTGGAAAGCACAAGACAGAAGTAATGGCTAAACGCTATGATAGTGTGCATAGTCATCCTTATCGTGTACTTACAAAGCAACAACTTAAAGGATATGATTTGGTTATCTGTTGTGTAGATAATCTTGAACTGCGACGACTACTTTATCTTGTAGATATTGAAGAAATTAAATGGTTAGACCTGAGAGCGCAAGCCCGTAATGGTCTACTAATTAGTTTCCAAGAAAACCCTGATAACTTTGCCATATTGACAAATGGACCAGATGGTAACTTTAGTTGTCAAGGTGATGAATGGGACAGAAGTAATATGGGTGTTCATTTTACCCACGTTGCAATTGCAGGAATGGGCGCACAATGGGTTCAAAGATACTTTGCTGGAGATAAAACACATACACATGTGAGGTTGTCAATATGAAAACAATTAGAGTTGGAAAGGCAGGAGAATATTCGGATGACCTTTTGTTAAACCAAAGGTTGGATGAAATAGAACAAGAAGAAGATGTAGTGATTGAACAAATCTTTGTTGAAGGTGGAATTATTTACGCTGATGCTGTTGATGTTGTTCAATACACTATCACAGAATTCAATGATGACAAGGGTTATCATGGTTCACAAATGGGAACATTCTTCAAGGGTAATGAACCTAAAAGCGGGCCACTAAATGCCCGCTATACTGACATTGAACCTGAGGTCTGGCAAAAGGAAATAAAAGAAGTCTGGAAACATCTATCTTTTAAGGGAGAAGATGACCCATCAGATGAGAGATTTATTGAAGCAATTTGGAATGCATCTAAGAACATATTACCTGGATTAGAAATATCAGTAATTATTGACCGAGATGGACGTTTATTTATGAATAGTGGTTCGCCTGGGTATGTAGACTATGGTGGAGTTATGGTTGCAGGTATGAAAATACCCATTAAATGTTGGATTCATACTCACCCATTTGGTTCAGCATTTTGGTCTGGAACAGATACCAATACTTTGCGTAACTGGAGACCTATCTTAGACCAAGCAATTGTTATTGGAAATCAGGAGTATTTGAAATGGGACAAATTGGAAGACAAGGAAGTAATGACGAAGGTAGTGTGGACAGAACAATTCAAGTTGTGAGATTCCCCACTACTGAACATAGGGTGATAAGTTGTCCTATGGAATGTAATTCTGGTTGTAAAATTTGCACCAATGGAAATTATGAAGTTGAAGGAGAGTTATGGGTTAATATCCAACATCCCCATGTAATACAATACATACGGGACAATTTGATGTTTGTTTCTTTGGAATACAATCGTCTTTTTGGAACGTCTTATGAATTTGTAAGCGAGGGAATGTTGAAGTTAGGATGGACTACATTTAGGGTTGATAGCCCTGTGGGTTCTATGTGGATTTGTGTTGATATAGTAGGAAATGTAAGACACTTTTATAGCGAAGGAGGATTAAAAAAATGGTTAGCATTAGAGAAGTAAGAAGAATGTGGAAAGGAAAAAGAGGAATAACGGAAGACGCTGTTCATGAATTTAAGGACAGGGCTGAAATGTTGTTGGAAGCACTAGTGAGATTGGCAAACTATGAAGCCAACAAACGAGGACCGACATCAAGATTAAGAACACAAGATGTTCAATTGGCCTATTTGTCCATAATGGATTTGACTAATAACATAAGGTCAAACAGAACAGATGCCGACGATAATACCTCGCTGAACGATATTGAATTCGGAGAGTGGAATAGTGAGTAGGATTAGAACGGTAACTCATGGAGAGTACGAAGTTCTAAATGTCATTCTAGATTCTTTGGCGGTTGCTGAAAATCTGGAACGACTAAAATTTGACATGGTTCCGACTAACGATGAAGTTGCTGAAAAACGTTTTACACAAAGCGTTGCATCTATCGGAACTTTCCTAACTAATATGATGGAAAGACGCAAACATAGATTGCCAAAAAACCATCCAGATTATCGGGTGAAATAATGAAAGAAAGAGAAGAAATACATGAGATGCTTTTAGAAGCAATTGAAAAGAAAAAACAATGGTTCGATTTGTGGAACTCTAGGGAAATGAATACTCAGCAAAATGCTGAATGCCTTAGAAATTATACTGCACTTCGGGGTGTTGTCAAAACCTTGCGATGGGTTTTGGATGAAGTTGAAAATCCATTGGAGTAGATAGTATGCATTATGATGATGAAAAAGCACCCAATACAATTGAGGAAGGTGTAAATAGAATTATAGAATGCATTTTGGTTGAGTTCTTAGAAGGCGAGGAATATTTGGAATATCCAAACTGTTGCTATGTAAACTGGAATGACGCTCAAAAGAAAAGATATATCAAATCTGGTGAGAAAGTGGCAAAAATGTTATCACAATTTCTAGAAAACGGAAATTTGACTAAGGAAAAAGTAAAGGAGGTTTCACATGTTCCCACAAATCTTAATAAGTCTATGACGATTAGAGATTACATGAGAGCGTATGTGGGATGAAGAATTAGACTTTAATAGCCCCCTCACAGTAGGAAACATTGTAGACATTATTGGACAAGACGGAATCCGTGAAATGTCCGAGATTGTCAAAGTGCATTGTCTTATTTGTGGAGAAACATTTATCGGACCTAAAGATAAAGCAGGAATGTTTATTAAAGGACACAAGGAGTATCATTTGTGGGAAACCACACTCTATGATACTTTAGGTGGACCGTGATGTATTCAGAAGGACAAATGCAAGGAATTTTTATATTAACAGCAATACCATCTTTTTCTATGACAACAGTAAAGGGTGGGTATGAACCTCGTTATAAGATTATGATGAGATTGCCAGAACATTTACTTGAACCTGTTAGCAGGTCATTAACAGCGATGAACATTCATCATGTGATGATTAGAGAACGTGGTCGTAGAGTAGATTCAATTATTGTTAGGAGAAGATTCGATATACTGAGAGTATGTGATTTGATGCCAGACTCACCGACAAAGAGTAAGTCATGGCGTAAATTCAAGAGGGTTATGAACATGGTTAGAAATGGTGAACATTTAGAAGAGGATAGTAAGTATAGATTTGAGAGGGTTTTAAATGAAGACGAAGACGAACAAACCATTCTTAGTAGTAGGTAAATCTGGAACGGGTGTAACTACAAAGGCAAAGACATTGATTGGTTGTAAAGAGTATAGAATATTCTATGCCAACGACATACCAATTAGTGACGTATATTCTTGGCCTTTGGAGATTGGCATTATCATTGAAGATGTGCATTACAAGCCCGATAAGGATAAGATATTGGATTTGATTTACTCAGGTCGCAATGTTGTCCTAACTAGTAAGAACAAAAAAGATGTAAGCAAAGTGATAATTGATTGCTGTCAAATTAAGATGGCAGGTAGAAAGAATTACAATCAAATTATCCTAAGAGCAAAAGCGAAAAACTCGCAGGATTACAAAGTTGTAGATGACAACATATGGGCTATGACAAATGCCTATATTAGAATGCCAGATAGAGATGAATATTTATCGGTTTTGAAAACATATCAACCGCCACCAATGCAAATACTTTCATGGGTGGTTGCTTCACAGCCTAAGAATCAAAAGTTGATGCACGTTTCAAAAGCGATGATGAATAGTGGGGATTACTTTTACCCATTGTTAGCATATTCAAAGTTGGGAACATACGGAAGTGTAGTTCCACCAAAGCGTAAAAGCGTAAGTCCGTTTCCTGACATTTGTAGAAAGTTGGGATTGCGGTCATCAGATGGATATTTGGTAAAAGACTTATTGAAAGATGAAGAATATTCTCGGTGGGCGGCTAAGAAATTAGATGAAAAGGAGTGTAAGATTTTGGGGATAAAGAAAGAGAAAAGAAGAAGAGTTTCTGTAAGAAAAGACAGGACAAAAAAGTTGGAGGATTTTTGATGCAAGCGAATAATTTCAAAACGCTGAGGAGATTCTTGGGCGTGTCTTTTTCTAGATGGTTGGGTTGTTTATCAAGTTCCCATGACCACTACCCTATGAAATATTTAAGGGAGAAGTGGGAGTCGGATAAAACACCTGAAGAGGCGGTGTTGGAATATGAAGAGAACATTTGACTTTTTAGAAGAAGCGTCAATATCAATTCTACAAACATTGAAAGAAATGAAGGATGAGTTGAGTATGACAAACAAAATTGCCGTAAGCGTAACCGTTGTGAACGTGATTACTCTTGTGGTGCTGATGATAACATTATGGTGATAACATGAAGATAAAAGCAGAAAATGGCTATACAATAGCAAAGGAAAAGGAGAGCAAAACGAAGACAGGAATTATGGTTAGTGGTGAAGTTAATCTCGCCACAGTTGTAGATTCTGAAACGTATGAAAAAGGACAGACAATAATTTATCTCGGTGGTTCAAATTTCTATTTGGGACATGAGAAGTTATTGGCTTTAAACAAGACACAGATTATTGGGGTGGTTGAATGATTTATCATGGAGATGAAGCAAAGCAACATTTGTTTGAGGGTATTGATGAATTGGCTAATGCCGTTTCAGTAACTCTTGGCCCTGCAACAAAGAGTGTAATTATAGATAGAAGAGATGACCTCCCCCCATTGGTAATCAACGATGGAGTTACAGTAGCCCGACATATTTCACTTGAAGATAAGGTGAAAAATATTGGTGCTAAACTTTTGATTGAGGTTGCTAATAAAGCCCAACAGGGTGCAGGAGATGGAACGACTTCCTCTATTGTTATTGCTCAAGCATTGATTAAAGAATGTATGAAGTTTGAGGATATTAGCGGTGTTCAAATTCGGGATACTTTAGAAAACAGACTAGAGCAAACTTTGGCTGCTTTAGATGTAATGAAAAGAGAGATTGATATTGAGTCTGATGACTTGTATGAAGTCGCTCTTGTTAGTGCTAACAATGATGAAGGGATTGCGAAACTAATATCTTCGGCAATTAAAGAAATTGGACGAGAAGGTATTATCACAATTGAACCTTCACCGTATGGTAAAGATGAATACAAAGTTACGGATGGGTATGAAAGTAAGAAGGGTTATATTAGTCCCCTTATTTCTAGAGTAATGGGTAAGAAGAAAAACTTTGAGAATCCACTTCTAGTGTTCTCAAATACTGATGTAAATAATTTCTCAGAATTGTTACCCGCATTGGAGATTTCTGTCGAAGAAAAGCGACCCATTATTTTTATGCTAAAGTCTGTAACTTTACCTGTAATAAATTCGTACCTGATGAATCAAATGAATGGTAACATTAATGCCTGTATTTTACAAGCGGAAGACATTTCATTCTGGCAGGATGATAGAATGGGTGACTTGGCTACATTAACGGGTGGAAACTTTTTCGATACAGGTTTGAATATGAAGTTAGAGAATGTATCTCTAGAAGATATGGGAACTTGTGGAGTTGCCACCGTAACAGAAGATTATTCAACATTTGTAGACTTTGAAAAGGATGACAAATTGATAGAGAAAAGACTAAACGCAATTGAAGAAGACATGAATTTAACTGACAACGAATTTTATCAAAAGAAATATCTAGATAGAATTTCTAGAATTAAAGGAAGCGGTGCAGTTATTTATATTCACGGACTTTCTGAACAAGAAATTAGAAATAAAATGGATAGAATTGATGATTGTCTAAATGCTACTAGAGCCGCTTTAAACAATGGAGTTGTTTTAGGTAGTGGACTTGCTCTTTACGGAGTATCGGCTCTTATGTTTGATAGTGATGAAATTACTAAGGCATTTATTGTAGCGTGTCGTTCCGTGTTTAACAAACTATATTACAATTTAACGGGTCAAACTGTTAAGCCTGAACTTGTATTGGATAACCTAAAGGCAGGTTATCAGTATGATGGGAGAAGTAGAGATTGGATTATATCAGGGCAAATTATTGACCCTGTTGATGTAGTAAAGTCTTCACTAAAAGCCGCAGTTAGTGTGGCTAGTTATGTGATGACGGCTGATTGCATTATTGGTGTTAAGGATGAAAAAATGCAATTACTGTGATGGCTCAGGAATGGCTATCGAAATGAGTTGCCCCGCTTGTAAAGGAAAAGGGGTATTGAAAGGAGATGAAGAAAATGAATTGGACAGAAAAATATAGACCAAAAAGGATTGAAGAGATTGTAGGGCAGACTAAATTTACTGAAGATGCCCGTACATGGAAAAACAAAGGCGACTTCCCTAATCTATTATTAGCAGGAAGACCTGGAACAGGAAAGACAACAGCGAGTCATGTTATCGGTAATGAATTTTTAGGCGATGACAAAGACGCTGATTTCTTGGAGATTAACGCCAGTCAAGATAGGAAACTAGAAACAGTTAGACAAACTATTACAAACTTTGTTAATTATGGTTCAGTTTCTGATAACAAAATCAAGATTGTTTTGTTGGACGAAATTGAAGGCATGACAAGAGATTCACAAAGAGCGTTGAAGAGAACAATGGAACGGGCAACCAATGTTCGATTTATTATTACCTGCAACGATGTTTATGGAGTAGACGAGGCTTTGAGAAGTCGTTGTGCAAACTATTTCTTTGAACCAATTAACAGTTATATCGTTGAAGATATGCTGTTAGAAATAGCGAAGAAAAATGATGTGATGATGGCGTTGGAAGATGTTGAAACTTTGGTGGAGATTTCTGGAGGCGATATGCGACGAGCAATCAATGAATTACAAGCGTGTATTTATTCTGGCAAAACACCAAAGAATTTGCATCGAGAAAACATCGTCCCTTACAAATTATGTATTCAGAATGCTTTAGATGACAAGCATGGGGAATCTTTGGATTTCCTAAACCGTCTTGTAACGGCAGGACATTCTGTAAAGGATATATGCAATAAACTCCTACAATCTGTATTAGATATGGATTTACCACCTAGCACTAAGTTTAAGGTAGTAGCCCTAGTAGGAGAAACAGAATGGAGAAGCAGAAGTGTAACTCCGAAAGTTTTGGTGGCATGGTTCGTGGCAAGTATAAAACAATGAACAAACAAAAACAAAAAAGGTGAAAAAAAATGATTGAAAGAGTAGAAAAAGAATTGAAGGGTCTTGCAAACAGACTCCAGATTGAAGAAAACGAAATGGTGAACAAGTATAACGAAATTGCATCAGCGAATGGAATTGATGTTAGCGAAGAACGACAGCAATTGGTTGCACTAACTTTGGTTAGAAACCATGTGCGTGGGGTATTGTCCTCAAACCGTTCTTCCACATCAACAGGCTATGGTAATCATGGTCATGGTTTCTTTGTTGCAATTGAACCAACACGGGATATTATGGAATGGCGACGTAAGAACGTATTGAGTAAGTATCGCTCAGATTCTTCTCAAGCCCTAAATGATGAAATTGTTGCTGAGGTTGTTATTGAAGATGATAAGTATGTCAAGACTCAAGTATTAAACGGAGAATGGCAAACAAAGACTATTGGTGGATTACCAGATGCCGCTATTGAAGTTAGCGAAAATACATGGATTGTTCCTGTTGATGCTGTGAAGACTTGGGCTAGTGGTGATAAGAATAAGAATTATGGTCGTCCTCTTCCTAAAGAACAGTTCCAATTGAGAGCGCATTTTGTTGGTGCTAAGGAAGGAGAAGATTACCAATTGTGGACTTTGCAATTGAAGAATGATGCGGCTAAGAATTTCAAGGCTAATACATTTGAATGGCTTACCCTATATGGTATCTTTAACGACGAGCGTAATGCCATTTATGGTATTCAAAACAAGACACTACAAAGCCTAACCGCTTTGGGTAATCTTGATGAAGAAGACCCACGTTATGTAGATACTTCGGGTCAAGATGTTGAAACATTATTGGTTGAATGTATGGCTGAATATTTGGGTGATTTGATGGAACTTGAATCATTCCATGAAATGATTAGCCAAAAGCAGGGAACACGTTTGATTGTTACTGACGGTATTGTTACAAGTCAAAACCTCACAGTTAATGAAAAGACGGGAAACCGTGTAATGTGGATTGAACCACTAGATGCATCTTATGGATTTGATGATGATGATATTCCTGATTCAACTCCTGTTTGGATTCCATCTAATGTGAAGATTGACTTTGGAGCAGGTTCTGACGTTATCGTTGTTGGTCGAACAAATCAGACTCAAAAGAAGGATGATGATGGAATGCCAATTGAAGGTGAATACAATCCTGTTTCAATTAACCTATACGGTGTTTATGTAAGAACATCAATGGGTGCAGTTGAAGAAGTTGAAGAAGCAGGAGAAGACCTAACCTTTTGGTGATTTGAATGAATTACAGAAAGATTGGTTTGGTAAGTAGTCTAGTTTCGATTGTTGGTAGTATTGCTATTTATGCTCTACATGACCATGACTTAGGTATCTTTGTCGGTCTTTGGGCATCAGCACTTTTGCTACTTTCTGAGAGGTTGGATGAACTTTAGACTCATACTGTAAGTCTTTACTGCAATTTATGACAGTTAAAAGACGCAGTAGCCGTGTAAATGTGGCGGTTGAATGACATTCGTGTGGGTGCGAAGCCTATACAAAAAGGAGAAAGAAAAATGATTGTAAAATTAAACGAAATATTACTCGATATGACCGAAGTGGAAAGTATCGAATGGAAAGAAAACGACGAACATATGGACAATTACAATGTAAGATTTCATATGAAAAGTGGAAAGATGTTCTCTCGCATGGTTCATGAGAATCAATTGAAGCAATTGGAAGCATATTTTGAAGGTGATGAATAATGGTTACACCTTTGGAAATGCTAGAGGCTGAAATGGAGAATCTATTGGCTAATGTGGCTGAGGACAGAAAACTGATTATCGGAACTTTATTAGAAATTAGAACTACGATTCTAGAGTCTCTTAAATTAATAGATGATGAATTAGAAGCATTGGGTGTAGACCCCAACGAAAAAACTACAAATAAAACGGAATGGTGAAAACAATGGGAATTGGAAAACAAGGAAAAGCAAGCAGACTGAACGAAAAAGCCGTAAAGGAGGACGCTAAGAACGCATTTATTAATGCAAAGCGTGAAGCCTTTATGCAACGAAAGAAACTAATTGACCAACAATCTGGTTATCTATTATGTGGTATTAGTGGAGACCCTGGAACTGGTAAAACAGGACTATCAATTGATTGTCGAACAGAAGAAGAAAGAGATACTCATTGGGTATTTATTCTAGATTTTGACGAAGGTGCTGAACCTACATGGAGACAACATTGGTCAAGTGATGATAAAGTGTTTATCTACAATCCTCATGTCTACAAAGAAGACATGACAGTAGATTATATGGCTACTGCTGATATGGCACGTTTCTTTATGGGTATGGTAAAAGAAGCCATCGAAGAAAAGAAGATTACTTTTGAGGATGAAGAGATTGAAGTTAAGGCAGTTAAAGCAATTGTATTTGACGGACTAGATACATGGCTTGATACTACAAACATGATTGCTAGACTTAATCACATTAAGGGTAATGACCCTCGATTGGCTGATAAAGTTAAGATGGTCCCGACTCAATGGTTTGCTAGAACACAGGAATATCAGCGTTTGTTTAAAGCGGCTTGTCAATTAAATTGTCATAAATTCTTCATTACACATATGAAGGATATGCATGATGGATTTGAGATTGTAGGTCAAAAGCCAGATTGGGAAAAATCAACTACTGCAAAGTTGTTCCAACATATTCACACTTACCGTGAAGAACGTGCAGGAGTTACAAAACTTTTTGCTAAGGTTTTGAAGTCCAAAACAAACGCAGAAAATGAAGGTCAATCTTTCCTTTTGTTTGAGAACAATAAGGGAGAGGTTACATGGAACGGATTGGAGGAAATCAAAGATAATAAACTTTGATTCTCAGTCTGTTTAATTTAAGGGGTGCTGTTATGATATGTAGAGAAGGTGAGAAAAATGATAGTGATAGAAGGAAACGAATTAGAAAAAGCAATTAAGATTTGCACACTAAGAGGTAAATACAATGATGGGAGAAGTAATAAGACAGGTTCTTTATCTTCCAATGTTGTTATTAAAATTGACGATGATGTGTATTTTCAAAACGCTAACGAATTTACATATGTTTGTTATAGAGCAGATGTAGTTAGCCATGAAGGTAAAGGTACGTTTATTATTGATACAGATATTCTGTTGAAATATATTGTCAAGTCTGATAACATGGAATTACGCTTTGGTAAGAATCTAGAAGTTAGGTGTGATGGTAGCATTATTACCATTCCCCCTGCAAATACTCATAATAACATGAGTGTGGTAGAAAAGTTAGGTGCTAGACTTAGAGATTTGGATAACAGGACTATTCTAGCAAATGAGGATGAAGATGGTATAGCCGTTACAGATACATTAAAGTTGAAGACAGTTGTAAATCTACGTTCTGATACTGTGGTCAAGGCAGTTAATCTGGCTGAACGTGTAGGTAATTCAATTTACAAACTAGATTGGAGTTATCCTAATCTGAACATTTCTTCTTCTGAAAACAATCAGATGGTTGAAACACTTGTCGAGGGCTATGGTGATTCTACTACAAACCGTGATGCTACTGTTGAGTTGTCTTTACCGATTAGTAATATTATCAAAGATGATGATGAATTGGTCATTCTTTTTGATGATGAAAGGCCAACAGTATTTGCTAACAGAAAAGTTACCGTACTTCGTGCGCCAAGATTGAGGAATTGATATGAGAGAAATACTATTGATAATTGAAAATTTAGATGCTGTAATTGCTACTATGTTAAATGATATGGATGAGGCTACATTCCTCAGAAAGTATGAGCATAGTAAGCCCATTCAAATTGCCTATGCTATGGGTAGTAGAAGTTTGGCTAGACAATTGCTAGAGAATGTGGAAGAAGTATTGGAGGAAGAATGATGCAGGAATTATTTATTGGAATTATAACCATGATTTGCTTGTATGTTATGGGTAGATTTCTCTACCCCGATGAACCACAAAGACCGATACAACGAGAAAGGATTAAGACAGACTTTCTTTATGGTGTAGAATATAAATTGGAGGAAGATGAATGAAGTGTGCAGTTTGTGGTGCTTCGGGTGGACAAGTTGGCTTTTTACACACAGAAGGTCTGGCAGTTTGTTTTACTTGTGTTTCTAAAATGATTTTGAAATCTATTGCAGATATGGACTTTTACAAAAATATGAGAGGCGAATCTAATGAGTAGAAATAGAACAGGAGATAAAAGACTGAATAAGAAACTACCCGTAATGGACATAGTTATACAATTGATTTTAACTCAGGGAAGAGATATATTGGGTAATACATTTAACCTTCATAGTTTAAAAGAAGATAGATTTAAAAATGCTCTCTATAATCAACTATTACAAATTGTTAGAGAAAAAGATAATATTCAAAATTCAGAGGTTGGACAGTTTATGAGATATAGATACCATCGTATGATTGTAGACTTTGCCGCATATGTGCGTTCTAGAAATGCCCCTCTGGAAATTTTTAAAATGAACGGAATAAACCATTTTACTATAAGAGGTGCATAGAATGAGTAGATTTGAAGAACAAGTTTGTGCTAAGATAAGAGAAAGAGCAAAGGTCGGTAAAGGAAAATACGGAGTAACAATGGAACGTGGGGATTTAAGCCTACATGATTGGCTAACCCATCTACAAGAAGAATTGATGGATGCGGCTGTTTATGTTGAAAGACTCATGGAAGACGTTGAAAAGATTATGATAGAATTGGTTGGATTAACAGGTGATGTAAATGAAGCGAGGAATAGAAGTAACGATTAGGGCTAATCTTAATGATGAAAACTATCAAGTTATTTATGACCCTAATCCTGAAAAAGCAACTGAACTTAATATTATAGATTCAGTAAAGGATAATATTGAATGGGCTATCATAGAACTATTCAATGACTTAGAACTATTTACTGTTAGAGTAAAGGTTGATAGAGAATGGCGAGAAGGAGATGACAGAAATGATAATTGATTATGTGGGAACTGAAATACAACTTATTTATCGAGATGAAAACAATGAACGTGTGATAGATAGAGAGCCATTTGAGCCATACTTTTATGTCAAAATTGACGAAAAAGTTCCAAGACAATTGGTATTCAAGGGCAGATATGGTGATAAATATTACAAGTTACAAACAATGTCCTTTGCTGATGCTCGTTCTTTGGAGGGTTATCCGCTAAAGAAAGTTTTCTATGGTCATCCCGACAATAGATACAATGTCAAGAAAGGTCTTGAGAATAGAGGAATCAGAACCTATCAAGGCGATGTAGATATGAGAAGGCTTTACTGCGTGGACAAACTTGAGGAGGTAAAAGAATACAATTTGCGTAAATGGTATTTTGACATCGAGGTTCAACAACAGGGTATTTATCATGATGCAATTACAGTATTATCTGTGTATGATAATTATACGGAAACATACCATTTATTTGCATGGTTTCCAGAACAGTTTCCAGAAGAGATTAAAGACTTTGAAGGTTTAAATATTGTGAACCATTTCCATAAGACAGAAGAAGATATGATGGAAGACTTTGTATCTCTAATGGAAGAACATGACCCTGATATGATTCTAGGTTGGTATGTTTTAGGTTATGATATTCCCAAAGTTATCAACCGACTAGTTGAGATGGGAATAGATGCTACTCGCCTTTCACCTCTTAGAAATATTAAGGGTGTATATAAACGTGGGAATGCCATACATTCTAACATTGACAAGTATATCAATAGCGCACAACCAATTAGAGGTCGTCTTACATTCTGTTTAATGGATAGATTTGAGAGACTATGGACTGATTCACAAATGGGTACATTACCTAGTCTAAAATTAGATGATTGTTCTAAGTTGGTTTTAGGTGAAGATGAAGGAAAGGTTAGCACTTCTAAGTTTCAGGATTCTGAATTCTATGAACGTGCGTGGCTAGAAGATACTAAAGTGTATTTAGAGTATGCAATAAAGGACGTAAAATTGTGTGTGGATATTGATGAAAAGATGAACATTAGTGAGAACAGTTTGGCACTACAAAGATTGATTAAATGTCCATTTGAATCTACGTTCCATAATTCACAAATGGCAGGTGTTTATTTTATGCGTGTTGCTGATTGGATTGCGCCTTCTGGTGTAAAGGGAACAAAGGAAAACTTTGAAGCCGCTTTCGTTATGAATCCTAAGATTGAAGGAACGTTTGGTCTACATGAAAATGTAGCCGTATTTGATTTTAAATCGCTATACCCTTCAATGATGGCATCAATGAATATCTCATGGGAAACCAAAAAGAGAAAGCCCGAAGAGGGTGATTATCCTGTGTGGTATCAGACTCCAAAGAACCTAATGCTTTGGGAAGGTAAAACAGATATTCACTATTGCAGTAAAAAGGATGGCTTACTACCAAAGGCTGTAAAAGAGTTAATGGCTATGCGTGATGAATATAAGAAGTTGCGTAAAGAGGCCAATACTGATGAAGAGTATAGAAAGTGGGATTCAGCACAAATGGCTACAAAGCGTGTCGTTAATGCTTTCTACGGTATTCTTGCTAAGGATAATTATGGATGGGGCGATATGGAAATGGCTAAATCTATTACCGCATCAGCGAGAAGGGCTATGCGTGAAACTGCATTTAAGGCTCAAGAGTTGGGCTATGAAGTTATTTATGGACACACAGATTCAATCTTTGTGAAAGTATCTGGAGTAGCGGAGGCTCATTTATTGCGAGTTGAATTAAATGATTATATTAAGAAGGTTTTTAGAGAACCTGTTGAACTTGAATTTGAAAAGTTTGCCAGTAAGTTTTTCTTATCTACTAAGAAGAACCGTTACTGCGGTTGGTTATCATGGAAAGATGGAGAATATCTCGATGAGGATAAATTCTTTGTCATGGGTTTTGAAATGAAGAAAAGTAATGAAACTAAATTTGCAAAAACATATCAAAGGAAACTATTGGAGATGGTATCATCTTTTACAGATAGTGAAGAAATTATCAAATACTGTAATGATTCGTATAAACAATTATATACAGGTGATGTTAGTCTTAGAGATATAAGCAAAAGAAGTAGATTGCGTCAAAAGTTAGAAGATTACAAATCAATTGCTGGGGGCGTTGCGGGTATTATTTATTACAATCAACAGAAGATTGGTAGAATAGAAAATGGTGATTCATATTTCTATTTCAAAATGGATAATGCGGAACTGCGAGAGAAGTATTATATTTGGGGTGGAAAGTCCAATGAAGCAAATTATATTGCATTCAGAAACTTTCATGAAGTGGATGATAAATACACTCCAGATTGGCAGTTTATTGCCCAAGCCGAAGTGATAAAGAAATCAGAACTAATTTTTGAGAGTTTAGGGTGGTCCATTGGTTTAATCAAAAAGGACATTTATCAAAAAACATTAACGGAGTGGTTTTAATGGGAAAGAAAGAAGGAACATATTTAAAGACCCTTAGGAATATACATGAGCGTATTCAAAAGAAAAAGGGAGAAGTCGGAGAAATTGAACAAGAATTCTTAGCGGAAGTTAAGAAAGAACGAGAAATGTGGGTAAAGATTGGTAGATGCACAGTTTGTCTAACCGAAGGTGAAACAGAATGGCATCACATTATCAGCCAACATAGATGTAGAGAGATAAGCAAAGAATATCTAATACATTCTAGAACCAACGTGATTGAGATTTGTAGAAGTTGTCATGATGAAACTACTGCGAGTCTGAGAAGAAAACACATTGAACAGAATGGCGGTGGTGCTAAAACTGTAAAGAATCCTAATGGAGCGATGACTATAAGACAAGAAGAGTATATTAAGAAATTAGGCGGAGAAAACCGAATAACAACAAACATGACAAGAGGCGAAGCCTCAAAACTAATTGATGTACTAAAGGAGGAATCAAAATGAAAGAATATGTAGAAGAATGGAGCGAGCGAGATACAAAAAATGGATTTACCTATCAATGGAATCCATCGGCAGAAGATGGACCAACGTTGAAGATTACTAAATCTTCTATTGGAACATTTAACTTTTGTCCTGCATCATACGTTTATTCCTATGACCCCTTTGGAGAGGGTAAAAGAAAGCAAAAAACTAGCGAGGCTATGTTAAGAGGAACAAGAGTCCACGACGCTCAAGAAAAGTTTTGGGATGAAATGAATATTGAAAAGGCTATGGAATATATTGATGACCCTAATGCATTAGTAAAGCACTTTAGAGAATATTATCCTGAGGCTCAAGATGAAATATCTGTGGCAATTTACAGGGCTATGAGCGCATGGTCGGCTGAACGTTTTATTGATTCAGTTAAGGAAGGAACGCTAGAGTTTTACAAACCCATTGCTAATGAGGTAATGCTTGACGCTACTTATGTATTAGAAACAGAAGAATACGGGCGTGTCAATATTCACTTACAGGGAATTATTGACAGAATGTTCTTTGACGGTGATGGCTATGTCCCACTTGAATTAAAAACAGGTCCGTGGAAAGACAGTAAGAAAACTAACATGCGAAAAGAGATGGCCTTTTACCAACTACTATTTGAAGAATGTGAGGCCGAGGATTTGATTAAGCAGGGTATTGACCCGACTCACGGTATTACAAGTTGGGGTTGGTTTTTCCCTGCCTCTAATTATATCTATGTGGAAGAAGTAAAGTCTAGGTCAATGACTTCTGTTATGAATTCATTAAAGAAGTTAGTTACTGCATACTTTGAGAAGGAGTTCCCTCACAAGTTCTTTTACAAGAAGTGTGAGAAGTGTGGTCATTATGAACATTGTGATGCAACAGGGGGCGTGAACACTTATGATTGGTTCTAAGTCTGATTTGGTCAATCATATATTAAACCGCCAATGGACCTTTGCTGAAGTAATGAAGATTGAATCTATACTGTATCATATTATCGAACAGGCTAGTTTTGACATAAACTTTGTAGTGGACTATCTAGGTAAAAGAGAATCCATTATGGAAGAGTTTCAAGTAGCCGTAATACAGGATATGAAGCGTGAAGTCGTGAAGGAATTAGAAAATGCGGTAATCGTTTTAGATAGGGATTCAGAACAAGTTTCTTACGCTGATTACCAGATGGATGAAATATTGCAGGAGTTTGTTTCAGATGATGAGTCTAAAATTCCAAGCAAAGAAGAATTGAAAGAACAGATTAGAAAAGACACAAAGATGGTGGGTAAAAATGAAGTGCCAGAAGTGCAAAGCGACAGTAACTAAAGAAGAAAAAAAGTTATGCAGTATATGTGAAGCAATAGAAAATCACGAAGAAATAAAAAAATGGTTGGATTTGATATGAAATTTCCTAGAGAAGTATGGGCGGGAAGCCCTGTTGATAATGCTATACAACCAAAAAGAATAGTGGTTAATGATGAAAGTTACTTTAGACAATTCGTTTTAGACCACAATGGTAAAATGAATGTCTATACGTCTGTGTATGATTATGATGAGTTTTCTAACAATAGAGGCTTAGAGCATACAGTAAATATTGACCGTATCTTTTTGGATATTGATGCACATGATGGAGAATTGGAACAGGCGTTTGAAGACTTGAAGAAGTTACACAGATGGCTTTTAAAAGAAGATTACAAGCATACCATGGCTTTTAGCGGTAGAGGTTTCTATATTTTTGTCTATGGTGTAAGAACATTTGATTTAAGAAGAGTAAAAGCCTTTTACAATATATGTCATGATGTGATTAACAAGTCGAAGACCTTAGATAGTAGAGTAATTAATACGGCCAGACTAAGAAGAGTGCAAAATACATATCATATGGGTGCTAGAAAGTTTTCTATTAACTTGAGAAGTGAAGATTTAATTGATTTAGATATTATACTAAATTTGTCGAAAAAACCAAGACATATGCCTAAAGTAACTTATGGAAGTCGTAAAGTTGATTGGCCTAACGTAAAAAAGATGGAAGTTGCTGAAATTGAGATTAAAAGTGTTGAAAGTCCCGCTACTTTACCAATTTTACCTTGTTTAAAGTCGGCAGTAATGACTCACAACCCTTTACATCAAGTTAGACACTATTTAGTCCAATGGTATAACGAAATCTTAACAGATATGGTTATTTTCAAAGAAAATCTTAATTGCAGACAAGATGAAGTCGGTGGACAGGCTTTAGAGGACATTGTAGACATAATTTGTAAAGAAATTGGCGATATTGCCTCTAATGAAGACGTTTGGATTGATTATAATGCCCCAAAAACCAGAAAAGCAGTAGATTATGTTGTAAAAAAGCGATATTTAGCCCCCTCATGTCAAACTTTAATCAATAATGGTTATTGTGTGGGCAAATGTTGGCGATATTCGGGTGGTGATTAAGTGATAATTGATTCTAGAGAAAATTCCTCGCTAAGTGAGTCCGTGATTGGGTGTTGTAATCTAGCGGGAATCAAATATGAAAAGAAATTCATTGAAGTTGGTGATTATACCTTTGGAAATGTAGTAATTGAAGCCAAAAGCATGTCTGATTTCCTCGCTTCTGTTAGAAATAAGAGAATTTTTAATCAGATAAGCAACATGGAAGATAATTATGAGAAATGTTATGTAATTATTTATGGTCATGTGTCTCAAGCCATAGAATATTTGAATACGGTGAGAAATATGACTTATTACCAACAAAAACAATGGGGCGAGAAGTTAAAACGTATGGTTTATGGCGCATTTTCAGCAATAGCCATGAATACAAACACAACACCAATATGGGTTACATCATCTCAAGAAGCGGCTAATATTATTACTGCTATGAGATATAACATGGATAAAGATGTTGATTTACAAAAGATGTTACCAAAGAAAACAAGAAGTGATGACGTGAGAGTTGATATACTGACAAACATAACGGGTATTAGCGTAGAAAAGGCTAAGGCTCTTTTAGAACAATTTGGTTCTGTTTATGAGATAGCAGGGTTAGATATAAAAGATATTATGGTTATAGATGGAATAGGAAAAGTTACCGCATCAAATATATTAGATGCACTAAGAAGTAGAGAAGAGGTGAAGTATTAATGCCAGAAGATTTAAACGTAGACGAATGGGAACTTTATGAGGCTATGGAAAAGGTGGCCCAAAGTGATACCATAAAAGAAATAAGAGAAAAGGTTGAATTGCCTCCCATTGTAAATAGATGGGTTGAGGTTGTTGGTCAATTTTCATTACATAATGATTATGCGGCTACAATGGCTTTCTATACAACGGTCGGACAATTGGTCAAAGACCATGTAAGAATACCTGTTGGGAAGTTAGCCCTTGATACTAGGATTCATTTCTGTTGGATTCAAACAGCGAGAAGTGGTAAGACAACAATGTTTGACTTTTTATCTCCCGTATGGGATAGAGTTTTCAAATTGATTAACGACCACCCTCTCACATTAGAAAGACCGAGAGGACCACTAAACGGTGTAAATGAATTTACTCTATCAAATCCTGACGCATTTACAGACCAAGCCCTATTGGGAACAATTAAGATTGACCAACCTAATCCTGAATTTGCTAGAGGTGCTGATAACGTAGACTTTGAAGGCAACCCCATACCAGAACTTATTGATGTACCAATTGCAGGTGCATTATTTGGTTCTGGCATTATTGCCTTTGATGAGTTTGAACATTCTGGTATTTTTAAAGAAACGCAACATAAGCAGGACACAGTAATGATGTTTCAGAAGTTCATGAATAGACTTGATTCTGATACACATTTGATTAAGAAAAGATTGACCGAATGGGGAAGAGATTTAGTTGTAGATTGTCAAAGAAGTCTATGGGCTACTACTCTACCTCCTCAAGGTTTAGAAAAGGTAATTCTCACAAAAGGTGTATTCCAAAGAATGTGGCTTTATGTTAGAGAAGTTCCTGAGTCTTTGAAGATGAAAATGGAAGAAGATTATATTGATAACGTGGGAGTTATTGATGAGTCGTCGGATGATTCTGATGTATTTGCAGAAGAGTTTGCAACCATGATGTATGATATTTATAAGTGGTGTAAAGCCCGACATGAAAAGACTGGTGATAAGCGAAAGGTTGTTATCTGGACTGATGATGCAAAGAAGGCTCTCAAAGTTGTTTGGAAAAGTATGCGTAAATACATGGATGGTTTTTCAGACCACATCTTTGAAGCATTGAATACTTTCTTGATGAATACTTTGAACAATGTCAGTATAGCCGCAGGTATTTGCGCTATTGCTGAAAAGAGTTCTACTATTGAGCGACGACACGTTATGCAAGCAAAGACTTTAACAGACAGAAGTTTTGATTCAATCACAACATGGTTTAGCAATAAATTAAAGAAGAACCCTAAGAGAATACAGGAAAAGGGAAGAGAAGCAATTATCATCAAGGTGTTTGAGAATTGCCCTAAAAAAGATGGTTGGGTTTCTAAAACACAAATGGTAAACACTTATATGAAATTGACACAGAAGGGTAGAGCAACTTTCTATCGAGAGTGGGATAATGTGGAGCATCTCTTTGATGAAAGAAGAATAAACGGTAATAGAGTTCAAGTAAGGAGGAAACAAAATGAGAAGTGAAGTAGCGAGGGACATTGCTAATTATCTCAGAAAGGAGTTAGACAAGGAACAAATTATTGACTTGTTTCTATATTGTGTTGATGCAGAACTAGCGGAAAAGGTTAATAAACTTGTATTATCTGGTTATAATCATCAAGACATACTCGATGTTATGAGAAGGGTGGTTGAATATAATGAATGATATACTAGCGATTGATATAGAAACAGCGAATACTGCGGCTGACATTGGAGGTTGGCAGAATACTCACATGTGGAAAATTTCATGTGTAACGACAACGGATGGAATTAATAACACGATTTACATTGACGAACCTGTAAATGTAGATAATGCGGTTGTAAAATCGCTAAGACAATTGAAGTACGATTTGGATGACCACTTTCAAAAGGGTGGTAAATTGTTGGGTCACAATATTGTAGCCTTTGATTTACCCGCATTGAGAGATTCAATGGACATCTTTATTACAAGAAAATATCTTGAAGGTAAAGATATTAGATGCATTGATACTAGTCGTCTTATGACAAAGGCTAGTGGTAAGAGAGTGCAGTTAGATAATTTGGCTAAGTGTAATTTGGGTGAAAAGAAAAGCGGTGATGGTTTGACCGCAGTAAGATGGTGGGGAGAAGGCAAGTATGAAGAGGTTGCGAAGTATTGCCTTTTAGATTCTCAATTGAGCCTAAATGTATATAAGATGGGTGTTGAGAATAAAAGCCTTAAATTCTTTGATGAAGAAGCGGGCGATTATGTTATTACCAAATTAGATTGGTAAATATTTATGAAAAAAATTTTTAGGGTGTCCTTCCCTTTCGGGGGAGGGGCATCCTATTTTTTTTCGTTTCTGACCCGATTTAAGCGCATTTTTTTAGACCTAGAAAAAAGCGTTTTAGAAATAGCAAAAAGTAAAAAGTAAAATGAACATTCGAGCGCAACTAACATTAAAAAATTTTTGCCTGTAAAACACGTTGTTTCGTTTAAGGCAGTTATACAAACCTTAAGGTTACTCATTTAAATCCCTCAGATTTCTTGACCTAACTTGTCTATCTGGTAAAAATACTCCACCCATTATTCTATCTATCATGGATAAGGTGACGTTTATTTCTCTATTATCATTATCAAATTTATCAAAATAATCATATATCGCATTTAAAACATTTTGAGGCATTCTTGTATTTCCTGAAATATCAATTTCGTCTTTTTCTAAATCAAAATTCTTAGGAATGATGTCATAATATATATGTCTGATAAGTTTTCTAACACCCGTTTCATAATATGTAATATTATTTAGTAATTCTCTTCCCATAGTCCTAATGTTTAAACTCATTTGACTAATTATCTCATTTACACGACTTACAATATATTGCTTAATGTCTCTATCATAGCCCACCTTTTGAGCCACTCGTTCATAAAACTCTCTAGCCACAGGTCCATATTTTGTGGTTGGTAAATCGTCTAAATCAAATTTATCAGAAATATTTCCTGTTTGTAAAAACTCTTGAATTTTTTGTCCTGTCCTATTTGTCTTAGGTCTATCTTTAATAAATTCTAAAATCCTACGGTGCTTTTCCTTAGACTGTTCATCTGTATGATTATACAAATTTTCGTCAAATTTAAGGATGGTGCGCCAATCCATTTAACCACCTAATCTTCTTTCATTTCTTTAATGTGTTCTCTAATTCTTTCGGCTTGACTTTTGTGCATTTCAACAGCCTTATCTAATTCTTTAGCAATCTTTTCCAATTCTTTAACGTCTTTCTTTAGGATATTTTCCCATGTCATTTACTCGTCCTCCAATATTTCTTTTTCTTCAACTGGACTTGTCATAATGCCCAAATTTACTCTTCTTTCTTCTGCATCCATTAGGTTGCGATGGTCAAGTTCTTTATGTGCCATCATACGGTCATGTTCAGCCCTTAGGTTAGCAATTTGTTGATTTTGCATTACTAAATCTGGATGTAGATTAATTTCACCTTGTTGTTCGGACTTCCACAATTCAAGCATAGAAGTTACAATAAGGAGAGCAGGTCCACCAATAATAGCCAATAGAGTGGCATATCCGTCAATATCATTAATAACTTTATCATCTTGCAATCCAGAATAGATAACAAGACAAGCAAAGGCCACCCATGACAATACAATAGGCACACCAATTAGCAACATCATTTTATCGTTAAAACTTTTATTCATAGTAAATTAACCCCCGTCAATGCGGTAACACCTACCAACACTATTGAAAGAACAGTCTTCTTTAATAAATTTATGTCTTTCTCGATATGGTAGAGATGATTATTTTTGATTGTTTCAACCGATTGATGCAATTCATTGAAGTTAGAAACTAGCCAATTAATCTTGCCATCAGTATCTCGATTTAGAACCTCATCCAAATCATCCATATATAAGACTCCCCTATTCAACTATTTAAACTTTTAACTCTATGGACTTATGATATAATAAGAATCTTGTAATGGTGCTGGATTACCGTCAGAAACAGCGTGAACAACAACAGTATCACCAACAGGTAAATCTATTTGGTCAGGGGTATTTACCAAACGATGAGTTGTTAAACCCGTTGTTCCTCCCGTAAGAGAAGGAACAAAATCAATTTTACCTCCGCCAGCAACAGTAATAACAGTAGGGGCATTTCCTAAATTTCTTATTGTAAAAACTGCATTAGGAATTGAAGCAGGTGGCGGTAAATCTAAGGCATTACCTGTAGCATCGTGAATATAAATAATACTAGTCGTAAATGAAGGAACGACAGGAACAGCACCACCAAGAGTTCCACTAAACGCCTCACCTCTATTAAACGCTAAACCATTATTTGTTAAAGCAGTAGTAATAGTGGCAGTATCTCCTACTAATGCCGAAGTTGCAGTAACGTTGGTGGAAACGGTATTTCCTACAATTTCAAGTTTATTACTAGGACTGGCTGTTCCTATTCCAACATTACCATTACCATCAACTCTCATTATTTCATTTAATGGTTGGTCAAACACATCTAATGGGCCTTTTGTTTTAAAAGCAATATAACCTTCATAGTTATTGCTGTTAGCACCTGCCATCGCTATTTCAGACAAAGAAGTAGTGCTTCCGCTATTTCTTAATTTAATAAGTCGTTCTGTTGTTCTACTTGTAGTAGTTAAAGAAATATTGCCATCTTCAACATCTAATCTTTCATCGGCAGTAACATTTTGATTAAGTCGAATACCTACATTTCCTGTTGAACCGTCAATGCGTAATACTTCTGTATCTGAGCCACCGTCATTTATATTAAAAATAATGTCTTTATCCGAGACTGTATTTTTAATCGTAATATCGTCGCTAGACTCTGTAATTGTTAGTTCACCCGCAGTTCCCAAACTTAAAGATTTAACATTAGTTACACCCGTTCCATCTACTGAAAATATTTCCGTATCTCCTTCATCTCCATCTGAGTCATCGTCTGATAAAATTTCAAACTTTTCATCAGCAGTATTATCGGCCAAAATAAATCTAATGTCCGCATTGGCTACTTTATTTTTAAACGTGGTTCTATCAGCAGTGGCGACAATAGACATGGCCTCAGTATATTCGCTATTATCATAGCCAATTGAAAGAGAATTTTTTGCTACGTTCATAGTGTAGGTTTGGAATGAATAATCAAATTTATCGTCATCAGTTCCTGCTGAAATATGCACTAATGCAATCGGAATATAACCTGCGGTAATATCTGAAACCAATGGAGTTGTTCCCGCAGTTCCCTGAACAATTACAAGTTCTGGAGTGGCGGGATTTATCAATACCCAATCATATCTACTATGTGATGCATCTTGAACAGTTGAAGTATATGCTTCTGTAAGTGTAACTGTATGACTAACAAATTCCCCCTTTTTGTAAAACTTAATAGGTTGGGCTAGATTATATTGAGTATAAGTTCCCCCATCTGTAATTGTGAATCCCGCATGACTAATGCACATATCCCCCTGTGCGAATGACTCTAGCACTTTAATAATGCCAGAATGCAATTTATCCGTTCCATCTACAAGCCCCTTATTTACTGAACCATCTACCGCTAGTGTTGTTATTTTTCCCTGATTTGCTACCATATTAATCTACCTCTATTGTGATAATAAAATTTATTTCATCTGTTGCTGAAAGAGGACCGAAGCCATCATAGTTTGCCCTAATTAACATCTCCGTTCCTCCTGAATCAAATATTCCTACTTCTTTAATTGTTTGTCCTAAAAAGTCACTTCCTCTAATTGTGAAATTATATTCAATTGTAGTTTGCCCTACCGATGTTCCTGTTACACT